CGGCACAGCCATATCCGGCGTCTGCTCCGGGGCAAACACCTCCGCCGGATTGTAGGCTTCCGGACTTCCGGTGCCATCGGCAGAATCATCCGGCCCTTGGACGGGAGGAGCTGGCGTCCGTTCGGGCGCCTCCACCACATCCTCCCACGGGGGTGGGGCATAGCCGGCGGTGCCACTGTGTGCCTGCCCTGCGCGCGCGCCTTCCGTTCCCGGCGCGGCATTGGCGCTGAGCACGCGAGCTCGCTGGGCCATGAGCTTCTGTTCGATCTCCTTGCCGATGAGCAACGCGCGCCGCATAGTGGCGTCATCGTTGAACATGAGCTTGTTGGGGTCATTGAGCAGCTGGCCCAACTCCGCAGACTTGCGGCGAATTTCCTGGTCAGTCTGGTTCATTCCCAAACCTTCAGTGGCCTGCTTGTTCAGGTAGCGCTGGGCCGACAGGCGGAAGTCTTCCACCGCTGCCGCATCTTCTGCAGACCGTGGTTGGTACTGCCCCCCGCTGACTGCATGTATCGCCCCACCAACTGCGCCTGCAAGGGGCGTGCCTTTGAGGAATGTATCCGCCCGCTCCTGCACGTTGTGCACACCACCGGCCGCATTGAATGAGCCGGGGGGCAGCTTGTCCATGCGCCCTAGCAGGTCATCAATCTGGATGACATTCTGCTCACTGGCCATCTGCGCGTTCTGCGCCTTACCCCTAGCTCCGGCGGTCATAGCATCGGCTATGGTATTGGCACGCTGGCCCGCCGCGGTATTGCGCGACTGCTGGAGATACCAAGCCTGGCGCGAAGTGACGGGATTCTCCCGGCTGAACTTCTCCTTTTCCCGCCCGGCCTCTATGCCGATACGCCGCGAGTCGCGCTGCTCATTGAGGCCCTCCTCGTACTTCGCCTGGTCTAGCGCCGTCTGCCGCTTCGCCACCAACTCGGCCATCGCCATCTTGCCACTCGCCACGCCCTGCGCAGCGCCTGTGTTCATGCCTGGCGTGGTGTACTGTGGCGCCGGCTTCCCATCCCAGCCCGCGGCCTGACCCTCGGCAACCGAGCGGTTGAAGTCCTCCTCCTCCCCGCGCTTCTCCTGGGCGATGGTGCGCTGCATGGCCAAACCCGCAGCTTGACGCCCCGCTGCACCGATGTCGGTGTCCAGCTGATTCTGCGAAGTAAGAGCGGCGGCCCGCTCTTGCTCCAGCTGCTTCTGACGTGCCTGTGCCGCGGCCCAGGCAACTGAGGTGGTGAAGTCGACGCCCATTTTAGCCCCCTACCAGGTTTTCGCCATGTAACTCGCCCAGGGGTTTTCCGGCGCCGGAACCCGGCCCTGTTGCACATCGAGGGCGGACGGCCCCATCTGGCTGGGCTGCACTTCCCCGCCAGCGTTGGGGGTTTGCTGATCCGGAGTGGAGGGGACCTGCCCACCACGCGCCTGACTTATCGCCTGGAACGGATTGATGAAGCTGGACACAAGGCCGGACACGCCCATCCCGACGCCGTGCGTGACACCACTCGAGAGTGCATGCCCCATGCGGTTCCAGAACTTGTTCTTGCGCTTGAGCTCTTGCTGCTGCTTGAACTGCTCGGCATCGAACGCCTGCTTGTTCCGGAGCGCAGAGGCGCCTTGCTCGTTGAGGTTCGACCCATACGCCTGCTGGTAGCCGGCGAGAAGGTTCGCGTACATGTTGGGCGGAGACGCCATGGGCGGCCCGCTGGAAGCTGGAGGTAGCATGAATCTCTCCTACTTGAAATTGAAAGGATTGGTGGCCGGTGTAATTCCGTACGTACTTGGGGTCGGCCCCTGCGCGGGCAGTGTCGCCGTCCCAGCGAAGTAGCCGTTCTTCTCGGCGGAGTTGACGATGTTCTGCCAATCCTTGCCGGAGGCCTTGGGGTACTGCGCCTTGAGGCTGGCCAGCATCTGCTTGAACTTGTCCAGGTTGGCCTTGGCCGTCGTGAGCTCGGCCGCCGTCTGCGCGCCGTTGACAGCCGCCACCAGGCCTTGCACCGTGCTCCCGGCCGCACGCGTCTTCCCGGTCGGGTCCATGTCGAAGCCTGCATGTAAATCGTTCAGCGCGCCGAGCGCGGTCTGCTTGTCTGCTGTCAGTTTCTGGGCGTTTGCTTCAGCAGTGTTCGACGCGGTGGTCATGCCGAGCTGGAATGCGTTCTGCTTGTTCTGCTGCTGGGCCGAGAACGCCTCGCTGGCCTCCTGCCCATAGATGGCCTGGCGCTGGCCCTCCATCTGGTTGACCTCATTCTGCATTGCGTTCTGCCCGGAGATGGTGCCCTGCGACAGCGCCTGCGCGAAGCCGCCGCCAAGCCCGCGCCCGGAGAGCGCCGAGAGGGTTGCGGCCCGCCGTTGATTCGCCGCGATCTGGTCCGCACCCGAACGCCGTGCCTGCACTTCCTGCTTGTCGATGGACTTCTGGGCCTGGTCATAGTAACCCGTGGGGTCGAGGAGGTTGCCGGCCGCCTGGTCCGTGGCCGCCCCTGCTGCGTTGTTGCCGCCCGATGTGTCGCCCCCAGCTGCCGGGGTAGCGCCTCCCGCATGTCCGGCAAGCCCTCGGTTCTCGGTTGGCAGTGATGCCGCGGCGGTCTGCACGGCGGTTGTCGCGTTGGCTGTCATCGCCGGCCCGGCGGTGGGGATGGTCTGGTGAATCGCCCCGGACGGGTCCGTGATGCGGGCGGCGGACGTATTCGCCGCGGGCAGCGTGGTGGATTGCGGGTTCGTCCCGGCCACGTTGCTGCTGAGCGCTTGCTGTCCCGTCTGGGATGTTTGCGCGGTGTTAGAGTCTGCCCCCGCCAGCTTGCGCATGTTGAGGCTAGTCGAGGGGTCTCGCGTTCCAAGGAAGCTGGACATGTTCTATCCTTACCCTACTTGCGTAGGACTTGCAAGCTTCACGACCGGGGTTGTGCCGGCCGGGACAAGCGTAGTGTAGTCGGTGGTTCCGTTGCTGCCGTTGGCGATGGCCCAGCCGACGTACTTCTTGCCGGTCTTGCCAAGGCCGTTGGGCGTGAAGAAGTCCGCGGCGTCAGTCGCGGAGAGCTGCACTAGCAACACCCCGCTCGTGACCACAGCCATGTCCCGGAGCAGCTGCGCCATGAGCTGGCGCGTCTCCAGGAACTGCATCTGGTTCGTGTACGCGTTCTTGTCCGCGAGCTGCGGAGCTCGGCCACGTGGGATCGTCATGCCTGCAGCTTCCTCACCAGTACTAGAGTGAGCTCGACGTGCCCGGAGTTGGGCGGGTTCGATGAGGGTATTGCGTCCACCGATAGGGCCAAGGTCTTCGGCCCGGTGATGGATGCCGTGCTAACCGACATAGCCCCCGAGGTTCGCGTTGGGGTAGTCGAATACACCGCAACGGAGTTGATGATTGTCGCCGTCGTCACCCACGCGCTCGCCACATACGAACCGGCCACTAGCGAGATGTCCATCGTCCCGGTCGGCGCGCTGCCCTGCAGTTGCACAGTCAAGTACGCGCCAATAACCGTGTACGCCCCGGAGATGAGCGTGTGGTAATCCTTGAAGCCCGTCGTCATCGTTGTGGCGACGTCGATCTTGAATGTGAGGTGGATCTCCTGCAGGTTGTTCGTGAGCTGCGTCTGCGAGTCGAGTGTGAAGCTTGCGTCCAGGTTCGCCGGCAGGATGCCACCGTCAAGTACGGCCTCCAGCTCTTGAACGAGCTCGTTCACCTCGTCGGCGTCGTTGACGGTGCCATTCTGCAAGAGGAAAGTAAGGATCGGCATCTACCATCTCCCAAAGCGTTTTTCGCTGAACAGGGCTGCCCGGACAAATCTCCACGCCCGGTTGAGGGCATTCACCGCGTAGATCTTCAGCTGGAAGTGCTTGGCGACAATGGCCGCCCCTGCCGGGCGCTCGCGGCGTTTGTTGGCCTGCCACGTACCGCCGCCCCACGTCGTGTCATCCCAGAGCACATCACCCTCGCTGGTCATATCCACCGGCTTGTCAGCGGCGGTGAGGTTGTCGTCATCGCTCGCGATGATGGTGACCCCGACGGTTGAGGCCTGCGTGGGCGCCTCCACCCATAGCTCCTCAGCGGTGAAGGTAGAAAAGATGGGTTCGCCGAGCCGGTGCGTGAGGATGAAGGATGCCGGGAGCTCGGAGAGGGCCGGCTGTGTTGCCTCGAAGAAGATGGAGTTTTGGTCGGTGATATCGGCGTTCCCGGTGAGCCGCGAGATCAGCGACAGCGAGGACATGATGTAGATGCCGGGGATGACGTTGCCCGCGAACATCCGAGTCAGTCCACCGCCGCCACGGATGCCATCCCAGATCCACCAGGCACCCCGGCCACCCTGCGCCGTGTAGTCGAACAGCACGAGGTAGTGTTGCTCCTCGTTGAGGGCACGCGGGTTGGGGGCGCCACTCTGGGGCATCGTCCACATGACACAGTGCTTCTCGGGCCAATGCACCCCGCGGCACTTGGACAGCGAGGAGAAGCCGAGCCGCCCATAGAACTTGTCGATGGGCTGCGAGAGCTTGGCGACGTTGGGCGTGCCATCGAACGCATAGAAGCCGTCGAGCGCCGGGAACAGGTGCCGGCCCTGCGCCGGGATGACGCCGTTGTGCGAGAGCGCACCCACGCCCGACACTACCCGCTTCGGGTCGAACGTAGCCTGTCCGGTGATGGGGTCGATGCCGTCATTGATGAGGGCATAGATGTTCTGCTTCTGATAGACCACCAGGAACTCGTGCAGAGGCTTGGCCGCGAGGGGCTTGCCGCCGTCCTCGTCCATCGGCTCGAAGTTGACGGCCGGCCAGATGTTGTACCCGCCCTGCGACACCGCGGCCGTCCAGCGGAGGTTGAAGGGCTCGTCCGCCATGTCCAGCGCGAAGATGTGCCCGACGGCGTACACGATGATGCCAGCCCTGGGCGGCGATGAGAGCTGCGCCAGGACATCCACCGAGTAGGGCGGCGTGAGGAAGTTGCCATCCGCGTCAGGGCCGAGACGCGGCCCGACAAAGTCCGGGTCGGTGTTCACCGTGGCCTCTTCGATGCGCATGGGCGGTCCGGGCACGGTGCTGCGGGCTATCTCGTAAATCGTCCGGTTGTAGGTGACCCACACAAGATCTAGCCCGGGAAGCTCGACATATGTGGAGATGCGCGATGATGTGGGGGTGATGTCGTCCACCTCGAAGTCGAACGAACCGCGCACCTCCCGGAAGGTGAAAGGGACGTCGATGGTGAGTATCCACTGGCCCGAGCTGGCCTGGAACCACTCATACACCATGAGCAGCCGCTTGGCCCCGCCGAGCTGTACCTCCGCCAGCAGGAACGGCGTCGTGCGGCCCGCGAAGTAGTACTGGGCATTGTTCTGCACAAGGGCGGTGTTGGTGGGCCACGTGCCGGTGTAGACCCGGTTCTCATCAAACACCATCTTGTCCTTAGCCGGGCCGGATACCTGCGTCCATTCGATGAACGGGCCGTCCGCAGCATCCCCCACCGCGGGGAAGGACCAATACGCCAGTAGCGCGCCAGCCGGGATGGGGGATCCTTGTGTGCCTGCGACCACGGTCATGGTGTAGGTGAATGTGCCATCGCCGTTGTCCACGATGACGAACGTGATGTCTGTCGGGTTGCGCGTGTCAACATCGCCTGCAGCAATGATGAACCGCGTGCCGGGGCGGCGCTCCGGAAGGCCATCCGGAGCCCAAATGTTGCGCGCGTCCAGAACCTGGCCCGGTTGGGCACGCTCGGGGGCTTGCTCGACCCCGCCGTCAAACCGATCCCAACTGAGCCGGTTCTGGCCTTCGCGCGGCATTGGCTAGCCCGTCACTTTCGCTGAGAGCTCTTTCTTGAGCTCACGTTGACTTTTGACATAGATAGCAAAGTCCCGCTCCGAGGGGAGTGGGTTCTCGTTGTTGGGCACCATGCGGTGGAAGCAGCGCGCATAGAGCTGGTGGTTGGCTTCGGCCACAAGGACGTCGGCAACTTCCCGATCCTTGTGCTCCGAGCGGATGTCCGCCTCAGTCTGGCCGAGCAACGACGGATTCTTGCGGAACGTGTCGTCCATCATCTCGAGCCACGCACGCTTCTCCTCGAGGCTCCAGGCCATCTTTGGCTCGAACTCTTCCGGCCCACGGGCGCGGACGAGCTTGCCACGCTGATGGCGCGGACGCTGGGCGTCCCGCTTCAGGAGCTCGTATCCGAGCTCGCGCGGTACCTTGACGCGCTGGAACGGCAGGATGCGAATCACCCGGCCAATCTTGGTCACGGTGTTCATGCCGATCGCGCTGTACGTGGTCTCGCCGCCGCCCATCACGAGGGGACCCTCGTAATTGACATGGCGCTGCCCGAGGGATTCCTCGATGACTTGCGCGGTGCGGTTCTCGTTCTGCTCGACCACGTCCTCATAGAGGCCGGTCTTCTTATTCTTGCGCTGGGCAAGAACGAATGAGAGGGGCGCATCCGGGTCGCCGGTCATGTTCGCGATGAACATGTCGGTGTCGGGCTCCTGGTCCACGTAGCTGACCGTGGCCTGCTCCGTGAGGATGTCCACGAAGTTGCCGAGGTTCTTCTTGACGTGCGCGCAGAAGTCCTTGGTTTCGGTGAGGGTTCCACGCGCCGGAAGTGTGCGCGCCCTACCCTTGTAGTTGACGTCAAACTTCCTGTCGGTATGGTTCTGCAACGTAGCGAATTCTGACATGATCACACTGCTCCTAGGTAGAAAAAGTCCACGGCGTCATCAGGCAAAATCCTCGCCCTGTCCGCCACTACAGGCACTTTACACGCTTGCCAATAATCTGTCTGCAAATCTTCAAGCCTGTTCCTCCAAGTTGCCGGGACGGACTTGTCGCCGCCCGTGATCTCGGAGAGCTCTATGGCCGCCGACCACCCCAGTAGTTGGTGGTAGTCGACCGGGATGAGGCCGGGCTCGGATGTGGCCTGGTCCAGCACCTCCACCTGGGGCATGAAGAACGCCCGCAGCAATGTGTCGCGGAAGGGGCCGGTGCCTGGCGTGCCCACGGTGGAGGGCCAGCGCATCTTCTTGGATACGTCCTCGATGTAGAATACCGTACGCATGCCAATGCCATGCGGGTTGTCGGTGATGTCATAGATGGAGTGGATGATGCGCCCACGCAAGAGGAGGGGCATGTTCATAGAGATCGCCCCAGACGGCCAGGTGAACTGCGTGGACATGACCACCTGCGAGCGCGTCAGCTGGATGCGCGACTTGTTCCACTCCCGCTCATACGCCCGCTGCACTGCGTTCGTGATGTCAGCGGCGGCGAACGGCCCATTGGTCGCGTTGCGGCTGTTGGGCAGCAGGATGAGCCGCGTGAAGTCCTCGAGCTCGCTGCGTATCATGTCGGGCCTCGCTTGAGATGGGAGCCGAACTTCTCCACGAAGTAGTCGCGGAACTGAGGCCCGCGGGGGTCATAGTCCGGGCCGGCGTCTTTGACAGCCTGGCGGATCTCGGCCTTGTCCACGAGCACGTAGTTGGGATTGAAGCGAATGCTGTGCTCGAACTTGTCGGCCCGCTCGCGCGAGGCATCGGTGAGGGCGTCGTCGGCTTCCTTCCCCTTCTCGAGGAGGAAGGCGAGCTGCTTCATGTCGAGCGCCCACTGCGGACACATGGTCACGCTCTGGCGACTGACGAAGCCGTTGGAAAACACGTGGCCCGTATTCCAACCCAGACCAGGGCGTGAACCATCCAACCGTAGGGATAGGAAGGGATAGAGCTTGTCACCCCAGTCGCGACGGTCAGGCTCTCCACGGTGCGAATAGATAGGGCCGCGCCTAATGACGTACTCATAATAGACAACATCGTTACGGGCGAATGCGTCCTCACTGTACAACCTCACTACTCCAAAGTGTCCGGGGTTCGCCTCATTGGGTTCACGGCGGTCGCCAATCCAGCAGAAACGCATGTTGCGGTCCATGCGGTAGAGGGCTTCACAAGCGTAGCGGGGTGCGTGCATAGCTGTGCTCCAGGGTTAGGGTGCGGGTTGGTGAGGTGGAGGAGGCAATGGCGAATCCCCCTCCACCCGAGCACCACCCTTGATGACGAACTACAGTACTTCCTCTCCGGCGTCCTCGGAGTCATCGGTCGGCGTCCGTCCGGTATACCAGACGTTGATGGTCGCCGTTGCCGACGCATCCGTGCCTACCGATGCAACCTCCAAGTTGGTTGCGTCCCGGACGGCTTCCAATTCACGGTAGCTCGTGGGCTCCTCGTAAATGGTTGCCAGGATGGTCGTGTCCGACACCTGCACAGCGTCAGGCACAACCCCCAGTCCGTGAGGCACATCCTCGGACGTGCCGGGCGTGGCATTCACCCCGGTGATGTAGATCTTGCGGAGGGCCAAACCGACGCCGGTTTGAACATCCACAGTTTTGACAATGCTGATAGCCATGACTCTTCGAGCTCCTACTGGCCCACGTAGACGAGGTCGTATTCGACGGAAACGTCTAGGTAGCCTGTTGAATCAGTTGTGTCCACACCATCCGCCGAGTCCGTGTAGGCTAGCACAAGTGCTGCCGCCGGAACCAGCTTCTGCAAGTCTGCCGGACCTGCGACGCGCCCAAGAAACGCCGTCGTGATTTCTGAATCCAGAAACCCCACGCCGGTGATCGACTGGGACATGATGCTTCCATCATCGTCCGTGGCACGCACGACAAGGTTATCGTCCGCGCCCACACCGTCGATGTCGTCTCCCGCGGTGTGGTACACCACGGCGAAGCGCGTCAGCACGTTGGCCCACCCCGCCAGGGGGGCCGGCACTAACTCTAGTGCCAGCTCCTCTGATGCGATGTCCGCAATCGGAACGCGCTTCTGAACGCGTTGGCCCGTCCGCAGAACCATGCCGTTACCTAAGAATGCTGGCGCAGTCATTAGTACTGGCTCTGGTAAGCGTAGGTGAGGTCGGTGATCTTGCCCGACGTCTTACGCTCCTGGATGCGGTACTGCGCGATTTCGATCATGCGCCCGGCGAGGACCGCGGAGGTCATCGAGGACTGGAACATGCCGTTCGAGCCGTACACAGGATTGACAAAGCCCAGCGGCATCTGCACGCAGTACTCAACCTGCGACATGTCCGCGTCGAAGACAGTGGGCGGCGGGCAGTCGACATCCGGAGTCAGCTCAAACTGCGAGAGCGGAGTCTGGATGGTCGCGGCGCCTGAGCCGACAACGTCATCGTTGGGGGTGAAGCGGAGCTCGCCTTCGTACATGTCCGCGAAGTTGGACATCTGCGAGGGGAAGCCGATCACCTTGTTGCTCTTGGGACGGAGCTCTCCCGACTTGGTGTAGATGCCCTCGGAGAGAGCACGCCAATGGGAGGGCTGCATCGGACGTAGGTTGCCGGAGTTACCGATGACCACCGAGGTCCACGAATGCGAGCTCAAGTCATCCGAGAACGTGACGCCCTGGAGTGAGCCAGAGGTATCGTCGTTGATCAGTGACTGGAGGCCGTCCGGCACGAGGCCGAGCGAATCCTTCCACACGATGATGTCACCCGCGGTGATTGACGCCGGGAGCGTCGTACCCGCAACGAGGTCCACCGAGATTTCGGTGGGGTCATCAGTGGGAACTGCACGGCGGCCTGCAATCGACAGCTTGCCAACGCGCTTGGTCGCGCCGTTCGCGCTGTAGACGTCGTAGCTGTTCTTGTCCCAGATGAGCGACAAGCCAACCGCATCGCGCCCCGAGCCGTAGCTGCGGATGCGGATGTCGGTCGTGCCCGACGTCGACATGAGGCGGCCGACAATGCCGGTGCCTGCGCCGAAGAAGAAGCCGTTCTTAAACTTGGCCAAGCTTCGGGCCAGGTTGCGCGTCAGGAACTCGATGGGCTGGCCCCACGAGTTTTCGCCTTGCTGCGACGCGGCCAGGATGCCATAGGTCAAGTCCGCGGACGCATAGATGAACTTGCGGCCGGTGAACGTTTTGATCAGCGTCGGGCTGTCGGCCGTGGGGTAAGCCCCACCATCCGTGCCAGCACTGATGCTGTTCATGTAGGTGGTCTGGATGCGGCCTTCCATGACCGAACCCTGCCACTTCTTCTTGGTTGCCAGGTTATAACTCTGGGCCGCAAAGTTGATTGCAATCGCGAGTTTCTGGTTGAAGTCGCGTTGCAGGATGTTGGATTCTGCAAGATTAAACATGACTTACTGTTTTCCTCTGTTGTTGTTAGGACTTTGGCTGGGCTCGACGAAAGCCATCAGCTAGGCCGTCCAGTATTTTATCAGTGCTGCCGCCGTATGTCTTGTGAATCGCGCGGGCATCAGGTACGGAAACCTGGTTGCCCGACGCATCCACGAAGGGGGTCGGCTGCACTGCTCCGGGAGCTCCCACGTGCGGGGTCTGCGCGACCAGCGCGCGAGGCACGCCCGGCTTCGGCTGTGGGGTTGGGGCACCAAACAAACGCGCCATGCGAGCCCACCGAGCTTTGACCATTGCGGCAGCCTGCGAGGGCGAGATGCCCACCATGTTGCCCTGGGCATCCTTGAACTCGGCGTGCGCTGCCTGCGCGGACAGAATCTCGTCCGCAACGGCCCGCTTGTCCTCGGCGGAGAGGCCGGCGACCTTATCGGCGCCCACCACTTCACCCACCGCAGTATCGGCGGCCTGGTAGATGCCGTCCGCCCGCGAGCGGAATGCAGACTCGGCATCCGCCTTGTCCTTGGCTGCCTTGTCCGCAGCACGCTCATCCAGGAAGGGCTTGAGCGCCGCCTCAAGGTCCGCCTTGAAGTCCTGCTTCATGAGGTGAACAAAACGCTCGGCATCGTCCATCTCTTCCAGAGACTTGGTAGGCTCTGGCTCCGGTGCGGCCGGCGGTGGGTTGATCTTGGTGGCGAGTGCCTCCAAGGCCTGGAACAGCTGCTGGTTCACCTTCACTTGCTGATCGAAGTACGTCTGCACCGGGTCTGGAGCCGGGGCCGCTTCTGCTGCCGGGGCTGCCGCTTCAGCCGCTGGGGCCGCTGCTACAGGGGCCGGGGCTTCGACGGGGGCCAGGACATCGAGCCCAGCCGCCTTGTGAAGGTCGTTCTCGCTGACCGAGTTGACCAGGAAATCGGGCAGCTGCGCCAACAGCTCTTGCTCTTTCGAGCTCAGAGTCGTCTGCGGCTGTGCCGTCTGGGGAGCGCCACTATCTGCAGGGGCGCCGGATTGAGAAACTTCAGGTTCCATGTACCTTTACCTCATACACTGTTTTGGTTAAGCTGTCAACCGGCTCTTCACTGCTGACTCGCCGGCCTTATCAGCGCCCTTGATATCGCTCTTGGCCTTGTTCATGACGGGGTTGCCCCCGCCAGTGTCCTCCTGCTTCGCGGGCGAGCCACCCGGTGCCGACGCGGTGCTGCCTGGCGGGCTGCCCATTCCGGGCGGACCCCCTGCAGCGGTCTGCATCTGCGCCATCTGGCGGGCGACGATCTGTTGCATGTACCACCGCAGCAGCTGCCGCACACGCGTGACCCACTCGAAGGACTGCTGGTCCTGGTCCTGGATGATGCGGCCAGTGCGCCGCAGCCAGGCGAGGAGCCCCTCGGAGAACTTGTCCATATCGTCCTCGTCGCTCGGGACGTACCCCGGGCCTTCCTTCAGCTTGTTGATGGCACGGCGGGCCGCGAGGAACTCGCTGTCTGCCTGGTCCGGGCCGAGCCCTGGCACCTTGAGCTTGGCTGCCTTGGCGAAGAGCGCCGGCTGGAACTGGCCCGTTTTGGGGTCGTTGAACACCTGCGCCCCAGCGAGGTTGATGGCTTCCTGGACGCGCAAAGCCCGGTTCTTGGGCATGCCGTCGTCGGACTCGAGCGCGATGCCCCAGCCCTGGCCATAGTTCTGGCTCTGAAAGTCCACAATCTCGAGCCCGTCATCGGACATGATGGCGAGCTTACTGGATGGCGGCGCACACCGGCGGAGGAGCTCCAGCGCGTCCTGGGTGAGCCGGGCGAGCTGGACGTGGTTGGGGCTGGTGATGTGCCCCAGCGCGCTGTCGGACTCGGCCTGCTGGATCGCCAGGGTGCGGCCGGAGCCATCCACGGGCATGTTCGTGTCCGTCTGCGTCACGCCGAAGATGAGCCGGATGTCAGCGATGAGCTGCTCGCGCCGCTCCATCATGAAGGGCGGGAGCTCGGGCCACGTCAGGAACTTGATGAGGTGGGCGTAGTTGGGCATCGGCGTCAGTACCTGCCCCGTCACGGCGCTCACTTCGTCCACCGCGATCTTGGTGCCCCACGGCAGGATGAGCTTGGGCCGGACGCAGAGCTCGGCGAATTCGCGGAACACTGTCTCCAGCTCGTTGAGCTCCTTCTGGCGCGGCCAGGCATCGGCCATGGGCGGCGTCGGGTAGAACGACCCGGACAGGGTCTCCCAGCGCATGACGTAGAACGGCAGCGTCTTCATCGGGTAGGGCGGCTGCATGTCGGCGACGATGACACCGTTGATCATGTGTACTTCGCGCCCGTTGGGATACTCGGGGTCGTAGCCGGCCTTCTGGAAGTAGCGGATCAGGTAGGACTGCTCCGTCATGTTCTGGGTGATCCACATGCCGGTGGCGAGGTTGTACACCTTGCCGTAGCCCTGCAGCGGCATGATGCCGGCCTCATTATCCTCCCCCGAGCGGAGGTAGGCAGCGAAGGCTGGATACTCGCTGGCGAGCTTCACCGTCGGATAGGGCTCGCGCGTGAAGGCATAGCCCCAGTCCTCCTGACGGACCACGCCCTGCTGCGGGTAGAAGCAGCGCGGGTCGACATGCGAGACTTGCGCGTCGCCGGACCAGATGCGCAGCATCTCCTCACCCAGCGTTTCACCGGTCGCGGGGTCTGGCATCTGGGGGCATTGCGGGCAGTAGACCACCTGGACTTCGCCGTCCAGCAGGGTCCAGTCGTGCGGCATGGTGTACCCGCACGCCTCGCAGCTCGCGAGCTCCTCCCCCGCGAAGGGGTTCCACCGCTGGTGGAGGACGCCGATGCCGCACCACGACAGGTCGCCGATGCACTCCTTGAACTTGTCGATGATGCGTTCTTTGTCCCAGTACCACTCGATGATGCGGTCGCCCATGCGCGCCGCGTAGGTCTGGTCGATGGCGCCCACCCCGGGCCTAACTGAGAAGGACGGGACAGCTTGCGAGAGCTTGCTGCGCAGCGCCCGGATGGTGGGCTTGAGGACGTTGAACTGTGAGTAGCGTTTGCGCTTGAGCGGGTCGAGCACCTGGACGGGGTTGCCCGTCAACGTGCTCATATACCACAGCTGGTTGCCCTCGATGAAGTTGAGATAGAAATTCCAGTCCGTATCGTACTGAGCCCGCGCGTCCGAGGCCTGGTGGAACAAAGCCTGGATGGCTTTGGCCTCAGCGCGGTCTGCGTCGGTCGGCTGAAAGTGTTCAGCCTGCGCCGTGCGCAGCGGGCTAAAAGGGTTTGGGTTGGTGCTCGATTGCACTGGTTACTCCACGTGCTGATTCTGTGCAAGCTGTCCGCGCTGGTACTGTGCACTCGCCGCTGCACGTGCCTGCTGGCGCTCGAGAAGCAAACGCTTCCATAGCCGGGTCATCTCGCCGCCGGAGTAGATCCGGTCGTTCAGGGGCGTGCGCTCCGCCTCGGCCGAGCCGAAGTTGGGCTGCAGCATCTGGCCCCCCTGCCCGCCCAGCGACATCATCCCGGGCGGTGCTGGAGGCGCCTGCTGGGGCTGTGGCTGGGGCGCACTCGGCCCACCTCCACCACCCATCTGCTGCTGTTGCTGCGCGGCCATGTAGTCTTCCATGCCTGGCATCATCCACTCCCTAGGTTTTTGATGAGCTTGCTCAGCTCCTCGTATTCATGCGTCACGTGCTGCGTTGCGCCGTTCGTGAACGTGATGGCGGACTTGGCCCCATTGATGCCATAGTACCGACTCACCTTGCACACATTGCGGAGATTGATCAGCATGTGGTGTCGCGTGCCGTCCCGGTCAACTTCGACAACTACCTCGATGAACTTCATACCATCCTCTTGAGGATCTCGCCAGTTTCTGGGTCCTGGATGATTTCAGGGATCTTGGGGATGGCCGGCTCCTGCTGCTGGAATGGCCGGTATTGGTTCACCTTTTCCTGGATGTCAAACATGCGCTGCTGTAGCTCGGGGTCCAGGGCGGCGGCAGTCTGTGCCAGGGTTCCGGCGGCCATCGCGCCCTCCGTCGTGCTCGAGGCACGCAGCACGCTCGCGGCCTGCAGCACCGGGTCCACGTACGACTTGTACATGTCGCGCATGCTGCTCAGTGAGTTGGTGAGGAAGGCCTCGCGCTCCGCGGTGCTATGCCCGTAGACTACACGCATGTGGGTGCCGAGCGCATCCGCATGGCTCGAGGCCATCTCGCGGATCTCGGCCAGGGTCTCAGCCCGCTCCTTCGCGTGCTGGGTCTGGAGGAAGAACACGGCAATCATCGCTACAAAGATTCCGCCCAAACAGATGATTTCAATCATACTAGGTAGTCCTCCCGCAGCCCGGATAGCTGCGCGTCGGTGAGTGGTTGCTCCAACATGTCAGGTGTGAGGTGGTTCATGAACGTGATGAGCAAGTCGCCTTGGGCAAGCACTGCATAGCAGGCCAGTCCGCAGTCCATCACTCTATCGTCACGTCCGCCGCCGCCGGCCTCGTACTTCACACCCCCTGCGGGGAGTCGCTTCTCCTCGTAG